TCACCGCCAGGAGCCGACTCTCCAACTTGCTGCTGCGTCAGCATTGGTGACAGCAGCTTACTAAATCTATCGAACGCCTCCCGTTTGTATTTCCTGTTCTTCTCTGCCTCAGCACTTGCCGCTTCAATAGCAACCCCTTGTGTATACGTTGCGGCATCCTGTGCATATGTTTGTTGTGCAAATCTTTGTCGTGCATTCTCATCGATAACGGTAACAGATCCCGTTGGACCTACGCCCCGTCGTGCGTATGGTACCATAATCAACCCTCCTATCTAATACGCTTTAATTACAATAGCATAAACAGTACCGCTACCAAGATCAACAGCGCCACCAGTGTTATTTGCCAATACCACCGTTACGGTATTAGGCGCGGTAACAGCAGCGTTTATAACTAGATCCAAAACATCCAGGGAAAAACACCTAAAGCTGCACCAGTCACAGTAACGTCCTTCGGTTCCTCGCCACCGTCAGCGATACTACCGGGATCCCAAGCTACAGAACCCTTAATGAATTTATGCGTACCATTTGTATTATGCTCTATCTGATTAAAGGTTTTTACATCTTGCTTAGTCCCTGCCGGATCGGTTCCCAATTCCGCTTCAACAGCCATAATCGCAGAAAGGGCGCCCAAACCAGGAAGATGTGTTGTATCACCTGTCCCGTCTTCCGGATTATCATTTGTATCTAATGCGCTGGGAAAAGATGTTGCCTCACCTACAGATATGTCACCCATATTTTATCCTCCTATGCTATACCTTCATCATCTCTTGGTTCGATATCGCCCTCAATTTCATAACCCAGTAGTCTAGTACCGGGACTAACATTACCTGATAACTTAATACGAATCTCCTTGCCTCGCACGCCATTACCGCCTGATGTCGGCCGGAAGAACTTATTCTGCGGGGTTATTCCTCCCCACTTCTGGGCACCCCAAACCGCCGTACCCCAAATTTTACCCGTATCTCCTGCTAAGGAACCCACACCAAACGTTGTATATTGTGTAGTATTATTAATAGCATATGCGACTGTCATAGATTCATCTTTATTCACATCGGCCTGCACATTTAATAATTTATATGTTTTTGTCTTACGTAACGAGCCCAATACCTCCTGCCTGGATTTGAATATAAATTCCGGTAACGTACCGTCCGGTTCCTTTAACCCTAAATCAGGATCATATATTTTACTCTCCGAATGTTTACCTACAAATAATCTGCCACGATCAGGAGAATAAAACAATGCATATCCATCAACATCCGTAAATACTGTCCAGTTCTTTTTATCCTCACTGTATACTAATGTCCTACCTGACTTAGCATTACCACCAACAGGAAAATACATCCAAAGCTCATCACCAACAAAAGCGAATGCTACAGCATACAGAACATTATCACTAGGTGCGTCTCGATATTCCTTCATCAAATCAAGTGGATCAATATTAGTAAGTACTGTGCCATTCAGTATATATATGTTTCTGTTCGAACCAAAGAAGGCTGATTTACGTCCCTGTGACACAACACTCCTGCTTGATTTAGTTCCCACCGCAGGGTATGTTTGCCAAGTGGCGTCACCTAAATCGTTGTCATCTCCCGGTTCTCCTGTCATTATGTTATACGTGCTCGATGTAAGTGCTAAAAGAAAATCCTCACCTTTTGTCATACCCTTAATCGGATCATTCGTACCGCCTATTGTAAATGCATTCAGTGTAGGGAAATCAACAGTAGGCAATGTCTCAAACAATCCCACATTACTATACGCTATCTCTCCGTTACTTTTACCTACATACATCCTGTCCTTATAGATTAATAAGTGTGCCCCAACAGGAGGAGTTGGCGACCCGCTTACTTCTGCGCCACGATTAGGATTACCCCAGACAGTAGCACCCCATTTACTGGCGCCCCATGGTTCGGATGGTACTACACCCGGTTGATGATAGTTTATTGCACCTATACCGTTACTGAAAAATATCACGCCCTTATATGCAACTATACTGGTATACGGGCCTTTCCCGAAAAGAGTACCTGTTATCTTACTAATGCCTGCATGCAGGGTGTCGTCAGGTTCACCGGTCCTGCGTACACTGTAGAAACGTAATAGTGTACTGGCAGAGTACGCAACTAACAATGCTTCAATACCACCTGTCGCTGCAATATTTACCTGAAGTGTCTGCCCCTGCTTAACTTCTATCGAACCATCAGCCATAAACCGCGCATTTTGGCAATAGAATACCTGATTTTGATTCTGCCTACGCAGTCTGCTTGTCCCGCCACGGAAATCAAAACGTTGTTGTGTTTGAGAAGGCATTACAGTATATTCAATTCTGTTTCAGCAAGTGCGGTTGCTTGATCCTGTTGTATAACATGTGTAATCCAATTAAGCTGCTGTTGCATTTTTAACAGCATTTGTTTCAGTGTTTCATTATTTGTATCGGCCAGAGTGTTGACCATACCACCATCTTGAAATTCAAACGCAAACGTAGCCCTGGCATAGCGAATACTGAATATACCTAATGTATCTAATTCTGTACTTGCCAGTGTAAGTACATAATGTCCGTTGCCGGTATGTACGAGTAATTCTGCTGTATTTGTCCATGTAATTTCGCCCGGTTTACGAATCTGTGGTTGTTGTCCACCTTCTGTCGTTGCGGGATCTTTTGTTGTCGGATGTACTAAATAAAGCAAAAATTCGCGTTTAGTCGATACTGTTTGATTTTGTGTATACGGTCCTTGCATTATCTACCTAACGGATTTGGCATACCTAGTGGCGATCCCAATGTAGCCCTGTCTAATGGGCTAACGACAGCGCAGACACATTGCACTGTAGCCGGTACAGTGAAGTTACCGCTATGCTCCCGAGTATCGTAAATGGCCAGATCGTCGTGTGCCGGTCCATCAGCTATATCATCATCGGATAAGAATTGAATCCAGGTAGTATCATCACCGTCCCTGGATTCACTATCCCCACCTTCATCCGCTATCTGCACCACACCGTCAAGGGAGAGTTCGGTATTGCCGCTTACATCGTTCCACGTCCAATTCAGTTCTAGATAATGCCAGTCATAGTCACCGGGAATGCCGGTAGGGGCTATAATGTTGTTAATAACAATTGTACCGGCACTATCCCACATACTTAATATTACTTCGTAATCACCCGTTCCGCTCTTATCCCAGTGACACGTAATATCAATCTTCGACGCATCTCCGCCAAGTGCGTTTCTGAGCAACAACTCCGACCATTGAAACGTGCCGTCGCTGCGAAACCAGAAACCGACTGTTCCTGTGTTCCCTGGTATTCCCGGAAATCCGCCGGCTGGATGCCAGTGTATATATAAGGAATAATTAACACCGATAATGCAGCCCGCACCAAACTTAGGATTCACGGTTGTAATCGCGGCCTGGTATCCTACCATCGGATCGATATCATTAGCTCCGCACGGATCGGATGTGAGTTTTAAATCAGTATCGAATTTACCGCAATATACTAACATGATTGAAATTAAGCCGAACTAATCCATTTTAAGTTTGCCCAAGGATCATGATACTGTGCGGTAAACGGTTTACTCACAGCAATAGTATCCAATGCCCGCGTCTCGGCCCTTAGCACAGCAGGCAACAATGTATCGTTAATTTCTGCTTGTATCTCCTTTGCCGCCTCGTATTCTTTTAAAAAACGCAGTCCGGAACGTAATGCACGTGCATAAATCAAGTCATGATATTGTTCGATAAACGGCGGAAGGGTATTATCCTTGCCATGCACAGCTTCAACCGTGAAATTAACATTACCCGCAGTTACACAAAGCAACCGTGCTGCCTTATCCGTAACATCCTCATCTACGTATAACTGCTTTGTACCGCTGTCATTATCGACAAACTTAATATAATGCTTATGTGTCCTCGTTATTTCCGTAGGCACAATACAATCAATATTAGATCCGCTAGCAAATAGCAACCTATCGGTAACCGTAGTCTCGGCCTCATCCAGATATATAGCCACACCAAGTGTCGCTGCATTATCGTTATCATATACCGTAACCTCGTGGACATGACCATTAGCAGAGGCTATCCGCAACTTAGCATCCGTATTGGTAGGACTGACAAAGTACAACTTACCGATACCAGCCTCAACAGCATCCTCATCCAGATATATAGCTACACCAGACACAGCCGCATTATCATCATCGGTTATGTTCACGTTGTGTATATAGATATTAGGCGAAGCAATGCGATAACGTATTGTTAATGTATACGTGGATGCAGGTAACGGAGCAAGATGGAACTTATTGTTGTAAATACAGTAGAAGGAAGGAAAGCCGGTACCGATTTGATCGGGATATAGTTCAAAAAACTGCGCAGAATTTTGTTCGATCAACTCGAATCCACTACCGTCACCGGGTGTATATGTCAAGGTAATCATCTCACCAAAATCACTAGGCACAGCGAGCAATTCTGTTGACGCGGCTGTAGTGGCTGCGGCTGTCCGTTCAGTAGATCGAAAGGGCAGGACGCCATATAACCAATTAATAGCGCCCTGTATCCATAGTTTAATACGATTATCTATATCTGTTCTGGATATCTCCCGACCTAGCTCATCGATCATAAAATCGAGTTGCATGCTTACACCAAAATACGTAAATCAATTGGACTGTACTCTGTACTTACACCAAGAATAGCTGCGTAACCGACAAGAGGTTCCCCTACAGCATCACGTTGTCCAACAGCACCAACAGTCAATGCACTGATTGTTACAGGTTGTCCCTGTGATGCAGGATCATTATCATGAAGTACCGCGGCTAGTCCACCAGTTTGTAACCAAAAGTAATAACTGGCTGTAATAGCGATGTTCGGGACACCGGCGGGAATATCCAATTGGTCAGCTACTGATATTACCGGACCGTTATACGGATTTGCAATTAGATGTACTTCACTGGTAGTATCTAATGCGGTATGTAACTTATCGTATAGTGTCAGTATAAGATTAGCACTAGCATCAGCAGCAGGATTACTCCTAATCCTGTATGTCGTACCCTGACCGGTTGCATCAGTAATCATCAAGAAGCCGTCTTCATACTGATTAGAAGTTACTGCCGTCGCTCCGAGTGTAACCGTTACTTCCTCATCGTCAATAGCCGCAGCTGCTTGTACAGCAATATTCTGATGATTCGCAACAGGTGTAGGCTGTACAGCTAACATCCCAATGCCCAACGCAACCGCACCGTTTTTACAATACACATAGGTACGGGGACCTAACCGCCGCACCATACCAATCTTTCCCTGTCTATTTACATTTTCCTGATAAATTTCCTGGTAAATAGGCGCTAATGACTCATCAGGATTAGCCATTGCGTGTTGATACTGAAATACACTTGTCATAATACTACTCCGCTACATTAGAAGGTAGAGGTTAACTTAAATTAAACAATACTCCATTTCGGCGCCGGTTGTTGCAAACCAGATTACCCGCTGTAAGTATATGTGCAGCCCGATCCTCGGACTGTCCCTGAACTTGATACCACTCACCTAGATTAAACCAAGCGTTAGCATGCCGGATAAGCCGCAGTGACTTACTATTCAAAAAATACATTGATGTGTTCAACGCACTTGGCATATTCGTATCATATGATATAGGAATATTTCGAAACCACAGAACATCAAAACCCAGGTCCGCTATTTTACTTCTCTTGGTCTCACCCGGTACCACCATTTGTTGTGCCGCAATTTCTGACTCGTACAACTCCCAAAGGGCCTGAGAAGTATGAATCATATCAACATGTGAGGAACCGTCATTACAACGATTAAGCATATTTGACATGTAGTCCCGACCATCAACTGTAAAATTTATACCCGCACAATCACGAAACTGATTTCTCCACCACGTGGAAGTTGCCGCGTTAATCCCCCCCACAGTTCCAGTAGTAGGGTCATCGGCCACGATATTTTGCAAACCGTCAAAATCCAAACCACCATTACCCGTACCGTCAAGATATGCCTGTCGTGTAGTTTCAACAGTCGCACTGTCTTGTGCTGTTTCAATATCATCACTGACCATGTTAGCAAGTGCTGACTTCCCACTATTCTTTAACCGATGAACCCAGTAAGATACCAAGGAGCCTACGACAAACTTCCATTCCCATTTCGACACAGTGATATTATCAGTAGGGACAATATCAACTTTACCGCCAAGACCTATACTCTTAAAGGTTGTATTCTTGGCGTATTTTAGTCTTTCTTCGATATGCTTACCGCCATCAATGGTTTTCATCCTGCCATTTCCGGTTAACCAAGCCCAGAATACCCTGGCCTTAAAAATATTATCATGTATTTCCGGTAGCCTGAGTGCCCAGGTACTGGAATACGTTGTATCTATTACTTCTGTTCGTTCCATAATTTCTCCTTAAAGCTGGCCGCCTTGTGCAAGTAATCTATCCAAGATCTTTTCGGCGGCTTCAGCATGTGTTCTAGCATTTAAATCGGCAGTCAATGCGCCTACATCAACACCACTACCACCAATACCGGCACCTGCCTTTCTCTCGTTCTCCATACGTGTTTTAGCATCGATATCACTAAGCCTCTTTGATCGCTCCGGCGCCAAAGCAAGTTCAAGTGCCTGGCTTACTGTTAATGCCGGTATTTCGTCAACTATAGCCTGAACCTTATCCCAATTGGTTTTTAACACATCACCGTAGGTATCGTAAGCTTGTTGTATCTCTCTCTCTATCTGCGCATCGACATTAGCCTGCATATTTGCATCGGAACTGGCTTGTGCTTTCTTCTCAAGTGCAGCTAGTTTTGCTTCAAATTGTTTTTCCTGAGCAGCAAGTGCTTTCTTTACCTTCGGATCATCCGGATCTTCAACCTGTAAATCCGGATTCTCGCCCCCGCTACTTTCGTTATCAAGTAATAACTGGTACAGTTCCTTATCTTCTGCGGCCGTTTTTGTAGTGCCCGCAAGATTAGTCTTTAATTGATCATTTATGCCTTTCAGAGCCGCAATGACTTCCTGATTAGCAGCGCCAGGTGCATCTTCGCCACCCTGGGAATTACCACTTTTATTTTCGTCCATGTTATTCTCCTTCCATTATTAAAGTCTTCCGGAATATAAACAATGCTTTTCTGAATGTAAACATAAGCATCTTTTGAAATACACTTCGTGTCGTGCAGTTAAAGAAAGTCACCTTGTATGGTTGCTTCCTGTCCATGCTATCATATACAATCTCAATACGCGGAAGATATACAGGTACAGATCCGCCAGCAGGTTTAGCCTTCGTACCAGCAGCTGTAACTAAATCACCCTGCATAAGTTCTTCTTTTGCTTTAGTCATATTTATCACCCTCCTACATGCACAGCAGGACAATCACTGTCCCACTGTTTAAGTAATTTCTTGTAATGTTGTTTACTTTCCACCATAACACTATTCCGTCCATCTTCTTTATGTGGCACATTCCAAAGTTTAAATGGATATATCTCTCTACCTTCAATATGTGGTGCGTGTATTACACGTATCATTTCACAAGTACAGTTAGGGCATATAAATAAGTCCGCACACGCAGCTATTACATGCACAATTTCAGTTCGATATCCGCAATCCCCACATTTATAATCATACCTCGGAATACTACTCAGCCCCTTCCTGCTGTTGTTTAACGATATTTGCAATAATCTGACCTACTTCTGGATTAATAAGCTGTGCAGGGGTAATAGGCAACCCGATGTTCTTAAGTCCGTGAAGCACCATCTCAGTAAGTGCTACAGGATTAATAATCGGATCGACGCGTAACCGTTCGTGTAGCGCAAGTAAACCATCTGCAACACCCGCACGGTCTAGTTGTCGTGTCTCTTCTGCATTTATCTCAAGACCTAAATCATAGGGTAACATTGCAGGATCACGTACATGCCACATCCGTCCCCCGGTTATACGCTTAACCACAGTCTCCCGCATCAACTTAAAGCTACTTTGCAGAACGGAATTCATGACAACACCAACAAAATCAGCAGTAATATCTCGACGCTCATCATTACGCAGTTGCGAACTTCTATCCGCAACAGATACTTCCTTGGCAGTACGTCTACCAGTAGCCAATTCACCTGCTTGATTCCGGCTAAATCCCACCTCAAACCTGATATCGCTGTCAATACGTTCACCAGCAGCAGCAATATCAGGCGGAATTGATGTAGTAAGTTGCATTATATTTTCACGTGGTTTATTTACCATAACCACTTTGGCGGCATTCGCTGCATCACCAAGACGGTTTAATGTCTTCTCATCGACAATTGCACTGGGATCTGCCAATATTTCACTAAGCAACCTACGTCGATACGCAGCTTCATGTGTCCTGACATCATTAAGCTCAAGTTGCTGCGGTTCCATTATCTTAAGATCACTTATATTCCAACATGTATCTGGATCTTCGTTGAATCCCAGCATATGTAGCGGAAAATGTTCAATTTGAAGTACATCTTCATCCTGATAATGATATCTGTCTGAACCATCCGACAGAATTAAAAGTTGTCCTGTTTGTAAATCGCGAATCTCCCACAGTTCCACCCAATTTGACGGTTTTCCTGTTTCTCCCCGTGTCTTATCTCCTGAGGTGTCAGGTTTCGCCGTAGCAGTAAATTTATCCCTATGTCTGTACAACGGATCGACACGTACATCTTCAATTCGTCGCCATGCCCGCACAGCACACCAAGGCGTATCTTGAAAATCCTTACAACCCCACGGTACCACAACATCACTTGGATTAATATTTTTTATCCATGGTAACCCAGGCTTAATATTTGAGGCATAACCAAGACGATTTCCTGTAAGCACTTCATCACTACTATCCGCAATAAATTGACTACCAAAACCTATTTGTACAAAACCCGTTCCTGTAAGTAACGTAGTGAGTACTGTTTTCTTTATTACACGTTTTAATTGCAACTCCCGTTTCAGATAATCTGCGGCATCTTGCACAATTTGCCTGTCATCTACAAGTTGTCCGTCAGGTCCCGGCGCAACCATACCTTTAGCTACATATATACCCGGATTCCTAAAATATATATTAGGCAACAATGCCCGGACATATGCAAACATCCTGTTAGTTGGCACATACTCCTCCAACTGTGTCTGCGGACTAAACTGGATATCCGCAGTCTTGTAAGCATCCCCCCACCAGTCACCCCTGAAAAATTGTTTAAACCGCGTCCATTGGCTATCATTTTTACCCGATGTCCGCTCACGCCACTTAATACCCAGTTTGATCCGCTCTTTCCAAATAGTAACCTGATCTATTTCAGGTAACTTATCCAGACTCTTGCCCTCGGGTATCTGCAATGATTCAGTTTGTAATGTATCTCCGCCCATTAGTGATATTCCCACTTACTTACTGGTGGCATATACGTCAAACCCATATTAGGCTTATTTGACTTCTGTGCCAACTCATTCATCCGCAGAATAAATTCAAACGATCCTTGTACAAGTTCAGGTTGTTCAATCTTACCTACAGCAGGAATTCTTACCTTACTAACTCCTGTTGCCAGGGCATCTGACAAATCGTCGTGTTTGCTCCGGGGATGCATCCAGAGTTCGCCAAGTATATCTGTATGACGTCGTTGAAATTGCAATCGCCCCCCTATATACAACGGTTCAAGTGATGCAATTCTTCTCATCTTAGCATTACGTTTCTGCGATATCTTGACCTTTTCGAATGGTAACCGTGTATCACACTCGTTGGCATAAAATTGAAAGAACTCATCCAACATTACACTTTGTACATATACACGCAACGGACGGTACGTTTTATTCAACTGTACCAATAGTGCAAGGAATTCATTTGGCTTCATTCTGCTCCGTATAGCCTCTCGAACCAATACAGACTTTGCACTCATTGACGTACTGAATACAACAGCGGCACAGTAGTCCGCTGATTTTGACTTACTCATAGCGAAATCTAACGCCATCCATGTTCTACAATCATCGGGTGTATCCTTCTCACTATAATATACAGCGCGGTCTTTTGGAAACGAGGCATCTTTACTTGCAATAACCTTGCAGTAGTATTCCTGATAAAAAGTATCGAGTTGTCCAGCCTCGGCATAAAGACGTTCTTCCTCATTCAATTCCTCAGTACTCTTCAACTCGGGCCACACGGATTGACCATTATCGTATTTAGCGCCCTGCTCCACTACACATATATGCGGTGCCGGATTATTCCGCAATAGGTCCATTAAGCGGTACAGGATACAATCTTCATGTACAGCAGTGCCTAAATACACAATCTTAGTACTTCCACCACTCCTCAGCATCGGCTTAATCACAGCAAACAGCCGTTTCCACAACTTATCTCGCTGTTCGGGTGTCTCTACATTCTCGTCATTCTCAAAATCATCGATGATTATCAGACTAGGCCTATCCTTTCCAACCTTAAGTCCGCGCATGCTCTGATTACTTCCAAACGGCATTACAGATACACCACCCGTTGTTGTCCAAAGTGTACTACCCCATTTCCGCTTCCCTTGTTGCACACCGTACAGTTGTATAATCTTCTCGTTAATCTCCAATTCTTCCCTGACCATTTCTGTATGCCGCTCAGCTTGTGGTTGTGTATCAGCAACATAAGCAATGGTCTTGTGTGTCTTATGTACAACTTGTTGCAGCAAGTATGCCTGGAGTATCGTAGTTTTCGCAAAGCCCCTGGGCATAAGTACGACAAGTATGGATATATCACTATCACTTAATGGTTGATATATTAATCTGTGAAAATCAGGAACCGGCAGTCCGAACATGTCGGGCAGAATCAATTTGTTAAAAAAGACCTGACCACGCATCAGCTTTTTAAGTAATGCTTGTCGTGCACTTTTATCTGCCCGTTCCTGTGTATTCATACTACGCCTACGCGTCTGTCGATGCTGTTATATTTGATTCCATCGCTGATTCGCCATCAGCATTTACCAGCTTAAGGGGCGGGAAGAATTCCATATCAGCCCCAACAAGTGCTTCCGTAATATTTGCAGCATTGTCATTCAGACGTCCGTATATATTAGGTCCAATGTGTCCCTTAGTTGTGGCGACACACGTAATCAGCACATCAGCGGCATTCCGCGTTCTAAGATAACAGGGCATATTCGCTGCCCCGAATATTCGTAAACTATCGCATGCGGTCGTCACATTTTCGATACACGCAACAGCGAAGTCACCATCGATTGACACGGGAATAATAACATGATCATTCCCGCCAACGATACTTATTGCGGACTGTGCGCCTGTCTTACCTCCATTTGCCCTGTGCGTCCAACCGATAATGGACATTCTATCAGCGTTAGCATCACTCACGATGAAATCATCACACTGATAACTGGCATTATTATCACGTGTCTCACAATTAATCATGCTAAAGTCAGCCGCATTTACATCGATTGGTGCGGCTAGTGCATCGATACCGTTTACAAGCAGCAAATTAATTAACGTTGTATTTGCAGCATCGATGTCCATATCAGCCGTAATCGCGGTATCGAATGTAAATGTCGGACGTAATGAACCGTAACCCATACCTACGACTGTAATACCCGCCACATCAAAAGCAAGTGCCGCGGCCGCGGAAAGACTTTCTGCATGTCCTGGCGCTACATAAATATAGTCACCGTTAGACGCAGTACAGTTCCCAACAGCATAATCTAATGTAGCGTACGGATGGTCAAAATCACCCTTACCGCTATCTGCCGCGGCAGCATGCCCGGAATCGACAAAAAAGATCTTACCGGTTGTGTACTCCGGCAATATTGGCATACCAGCAGAATGTATTACCTCATTTGTTCTGCCTCTCCACCATTTAAATATATTTCCATCCATTACCTAAGCCCTCCATCGTTGTTCCCGACAGCCTAATATGACCACAGGGACTTATGCGCGTTCCCACCGGATCGGTAGATGTTGACAATATACCTTGCCTGTACCCGTCAATGTAGCCAGAAATATACGCATATAACCTGGATATGTGTTTGACAGTGTGAACATGGTACGTTGCCTTGTAAGTTCAGTAGCGGTAAATGTCTTAGTAGCTACTGTTGTGTACGTCACGGAATCACTTATAAATGTAGCTGATGTTAAATCACTAGTATCCGTCATATCATCCGTATTAGCTGTCCATGTAGTCCCGTCCGCCTCAACAAGGACATAGCCAAGGTAGCAATAACCGGCAGGAACAGGTATGCCCTCGGCCACTGTAATAGCAGCCGAGGCAGTAGCAGATGCCAACGCAGTTGTTTGATCCTGGCCCAATTGAGCAGATAGTGTGAGAATATTACCGGAGCTGTCTATATATACATTAATAACACCAAACTTAGATGCAGTTACAATATGATTAGAACTGAATACAGTGCCGGCAGCTACCGCCGCCTTATTATAATTTACATCGGCTATACGGTATGTAAAGGCAGAATTAGCCACACGTTCCGGAGTACTGCCAATTGTCAGTACAGGCCCGGCATCCGTCACAACACCCGTCCTGCCATCATCCCGTAAACTTGCTTGCAGTTTAAGCACACACGCAGTAATCTTACTTGCATCAACAGCATTATGTGTAAACCAGGCTTCCAATGTATGCTGAACAATACGATGAGGTACCTTAATTGCGACACTGGCTCCGAGTGCCGTTAATCCGTTAAGTTGCGGCGTTTGTAGTTTGGTTAACTGCGGTATTGCCATCGGATATATCCTCCTGAAGTGCTACATCGGCATCTTTTATTTCCTGTATAAGTTTATACACATCCTCAATTCCACTACCCTTAAAACTGGAATTATAAATTAATTCTAAAAATATATCACGTTGCGCTTCCCTGTCGAATATCATAACTTATTTAATCCCGTCTTTATCCCTTCTTTTTTAGTAACATATATACCTAAAATAGTTGCTTTCTGCGCAGAAGAGAAAGAAATATCGCCCAAGGATTTACTGGTCAGTTTGCCGTCTTTCAGTTCCACTATGATATTATGCAAACCATGTAATTTACGTATTGTTTCTTCTATTAATATTACCGCATCATTTATCTGTACATCTGTCATAATTAATTTATCCACGCCATTACGAACAAATTTTTAGTAGCCCCGAGTTCGTTATTAAAAGCGACCCTAGTACCATTATCATAAATATTGAATGTTGTATCGTTGTCTACTGTTGTACTGACATTCGCAGAATTAGAAATTAACGTAATAACTCCCGCAGACGTGAAACTAAATAATGCATATTCCTCTCCATCACCCAATTGTGCAAAACCAAATCCACCGTTTGAGGTTGCCGGCATCGTTACAACCTTACCACTGTCCGCTACAGATTCTTGTGTACACCACCGCTGAGTTGTCCCAGCAGCATTTTGATAATAACTACCTACACCACCGGTGATCAGTGCCAGTATATTCGCTGCATCCCGACCAACACCTGTATCTGGATCATTTTTATGCGGTATAAGCGTAGGATTAGTGCCGGTACAGGATTCATTAGCCAATCTTGGCCCCGTAGCATTAACACCTACAAATTGATTAGAAGACATTTCCCATTTACTTGCACTATTTATACTTATGCATAAAGTATTAGGGCTGCTTTCGTAAAAACCTGACTTACCCACACCAAAGGCTAACGTTGGTGTCGCTGCATCGTTCTCCTGGGGCAACACCAGCCTACAACCAGTTACAGGAGTCACTCCGCCAATTGCGACCACACCGTTAGTTGTATCGACGAGCAGAATATCCCCACCATCTGCATCTTTACGCACAAGAAAAGACTCGGTATCCGTCACATCGATAACGAGTGTATTATCGCTAGTGTCCGGAAGTAAGCCGAATTTACTTATATCAACCATGTTCATCCTCAGACTTGTTGGTAACCACCAGCTGTTTTCCTTATAACTTCGCCTCGATGCTTTCTGGTAGGCACAGATATATGAATGAAATTGCCGTGTTCCGGCGCATAATAGATAAGTTGACCAAATTGCAGCTTTTGTAATTTATTCCACGACTCAAACACAGCCACAGACGACAATTCATCATAACGATGTACTACCGTAAAGTCACACGCACAGGAGTAATCATGAAATAAATGCTCCGAGTTCGCAGCACCTCCAACAGCAGTATTTAATGCGTCCGACCGTATACCCGATAAGATTTTAAACGGGTGATCCAGTACCACCCGAACGGGTTCAAGAAGCATCCATACCAGATAATGTAGCTTCACACAGTCCAAGCCGCGCAACTTTATCTTGGCAGCTAGTTCCGGATAATCCTTAGACACCGCAAACTCTTCATATTTAAAATGCGAACTGATTATATCCTTATCCATCATTTCTCCATTTTAGGCATATGTTGTTTCTTCATACTCTTCCTACGCATCATTTCCATAGTCATCATCTTGCGTTCTTTTTGCTGCGAAGATTTCTTACCTTTTTTCTTGCGGTCCGCTGTACGTTCTACCGGCATATCGTATACCTCATCTTTGCAATTCCCCGTATTTCACGACCAATAATATCCTGGAGGACGTACTATTTCATAATCCTCCTTCTTAATCTTCACTTTATGTAACCTACGAAACTTCCTGTGCTGTAATTGCTTATCTTTTTTCCTGCTTCCATAACTACATTGACGACAATTACATCCTCTATATATCGATTTACGCATCATCCCTGTCCCCGATTCTTACCGTACTGCCTAATTGCCCCCATGCCCAACATACTCGATACCAGGCCCATCAAGGCATTTCCATCTAAAGGCGGAGGTGCGGGTATATGTGGATATATTATTGCAAGGGCCCAGCATAATAGAGGGTACAGGACAAATTGATACAGAAGACCTAACACGCATACCCATCCTACCCCAGGCCGCCAACCCGAAACAAATAGACTAGAATTACGCGCCTCAATCTCATTAACTTTATTCTGAGCAAGATTTGCAGCACTTTCAATCTGTAGTGCCAATGTTTCAAGTTCAGCCCGCTCTTTAGCTGGTATTTCACCTGTTAACGCCTCCCTGATTTTAACAGCTAGGTTACCTACACCTTCAACAGCACCACTAGCCGTACCTGCAAATATTGAGGATAAGAAGCTCATTTACCTTTTCGCAGTCTGGCTGCACGAGTCTTTTCTAAAGCAGCTTTCTTCGCCTTATACTCCTGCACACTACCCTCTCTTGCCAACGCCTCAGCTTTCCTTATCATATCCTCTGAATATGTCTTAGCCGGCTTTCGCGCTTTCACTCTCGATACCCTACTACGCACCGCTATATTTCTTGCTGCACGCTGTTGCGCAGCTTTCTCCTTTAAAGCACGCTCTCGTTTGATCCTCTCTTTTAAAGCACGCTGTCGTGCTGCATGATCACGCTTTCGCGATGCCTCCAACATCTTCTCTGTTTGGTACAAGCCTGTAGGCATTATGTATACTCCCTATATATTTAATCTTAGTACCTGGGCCAGGCAGGCAAGCTGTGCACAGCTTTCGCGGCCGCTAATTACCCAATTTATTCACCGCATCTTAATGTTGCGTGCATATTTCAATCATTGAAATCTTATGCACGCTGTCCGTTCCAATAAAGGTACTGGCATAGCTTACACCTCAACAATCTTAAATTTACCTTGAAATAACGCATCAAGACTTTTACGTGGCGTCCAATCAGTAGTTATACTACCTTGTGCCTGTACATGTAACAGCGCAACGCTTAATTCCCCTGCATTAACTTCTTCTATCTTTACGCTATTTGTATTTTTATACTTATTATTACGCATTATCCCTGTCCCCTATTCTTTCCGAGCTCCCATGCCCCCATCGCATTAATTTCCATACACCCTATCCGAATCAGCCTGGGCCGCCTGGATAGCCTCAGGGGTAAATAAGGCCAACTTATCTATATGCACAGAAGCCCCGCCTTGCATCTTAACCGCGCCATCCGCTGTATATTCCGTCCTATCCAATGCGCGAAATGCATCATTGACAGCACGAGCATCTAAGGACTTGGCCAACTCAGCATTATCCACAGCATTAGCAATATCCGTCTTAATCGAATTTAAACGGGCCTGAACTATATCCATCGCAGCGCTCGCCTGAGTATAGCGTCTCTCAGACATCTCCTTTACACGTTTACTCCTGGCAGCACTCAAATCCTCTACTATACCAAGTTCTTCTGCCTCCCGCACAATCTGACCCGCCCGGGTTCTTCCCACACCAAGATGCTCAGCAATACCAGGCAAGGACTCACCAATTACTGCAAGACGCGCCGCTTCAACATGTCTATGCTCCGTCACCACACCTTTGGCACCCATAGGTCTGCCGTGTAAATGCCGTCCACGAAGATCAGGTTCAAAGATATCCGGCACAGGCGTAGGCGTAGGCGTATCTACTCCATCTATGTTGAGTTGTATCATTTTCATGGTCTGTGCTATATTCATAATTATATATCTGTAGTTATGCGGGAATGGGACACGAATTAAGCTAGTGTCATAATTATTACTTGCCTTCGGCAAGTAGGTTTTTTAAGGCATAAGAGGTCTATCAAGCGATTAGTTTTTCTGGCATGTCATATTAAAAATACCAAAGATACAGCCCTTTGTCAAATTTCATATGCCTATCTTGTGGTATGACTATTATATTTTGCTGTATCGGGCAAATTATTTAAAATCCTTAGCTTTAATTTTAAACATTCTACCATCTGCATGATGCCATACTATACCCTCAATTAAACCTACACCAATCGTACTACGTTGCTGGGGCAACCACAGTTTCAATTCGATAAAAGATAACGGAACATTTTCAATTACCGGTGCCAAACTAAACAAAATAATCCGGGCCTGCTCAAGATGTAGGGGATTCCCCTGAATCTTTGGCCCTATAGCTTCACCTGACCATTTACCGTCAGACAGAATAGAAACATCTGTATTATCTACCGCCTTATAAATATGTTTATCGACTGGATCGTTACGTGATGCCGCAATATACCAAGGTTGTATTCCTTGCTTTTTCTGCATCTTATCAGGATTCTTGCGCTTATCATAACTAATAAGCTTACCACCTTTAATAGTTACACGTACATTAGTACCATCCATCTTCTGGGTAGCAATGCATTCTCCAAGTATACTA